GGATTTGATAAGTTACTGAAAGATGTATATACTGATGGGTACTTCCATACTGCTTATGAAATTCAAAGAGGGTTCAATATTGGTTGGGATTTACATGACCTAAACAGTAACCAATTGGATAAGGTACTTTCTAAACCTTGGACTACTGATGGAAAAACATTCAGTAATAGAATTTGGACACATAAACAACAACTACTTGGGGATTTACAAACTGGACTTATTCAAACCGTTATAAGGGGTGAAGCACCTGATAAGTTAATAAAGAATATATCTGAAAGGTTTAGGGTGAATAAGAATAAAGCAGGTAGATTGGTTATGACTGAATCAGCTGCTTTTGCCTCAGCTTCTCAAAAGGATTGCTTCAATGATTTGGATGTTGAAAAGTATGAAATTCTTGCAACTTTAGACAATAAAACTTCAGCTATATGTCAAGAATTAGATGGTAAAGTAATTTCAATGAAGGATTATGAAGTTGGGGTTACTGCCCCACCCTTCCATGCTTGGTGTAGAACAACTACTATCCCCTATTTTGAAGATAATTATGGGGAACGTTCAGCAAGGGATGCGGATGGTAATGTTTATTACATCCCTTCCAATATCAAATATCCTGAATGGAAAGAAAAGTTTGTTGATGGTGGTTCAAAGAATGGATTGAAAGAAGTTGTTTCAGGTAATAATATAAAAGTACCTAAAACATTAAAAGAAAAAATCCAAGAAATAAAAGATGGAATTTCAAGTAATGGTGGTAAGATAGAAGAAAAAGATATTAAGTCAGCAGGTGAGCTTGTTCAAAGTGATTTGAAAATTAAAAGAGTTGATTTGAAAGCTGAAATTGATGCTTTGCAAAAACAGTATAAGGAAACTGGAATTGATGATGTTGAAAATCAACTTACAAAGTTAAGGCAAGCAAGAAGGGGTTTGGTTGAGTTAGAAGAAGTTGGATTAAAAGACATGGGTGAATTAAACACAAAATATGATGAACTAATGACTAAAAAAATTGAACTGAACCCAACTGTTTCTGAACTTGATAGTAAGTTGAAAGAAGCTAAAAGTAAATACAAAGGTACACTTAAAGATAATGCAGCTGAATTAAGGGAAAAACTATCTGAAATTAGGAATATGGGTAGTGCTTCTTTTGATGTTGATGCACATTTGAATAAGAGTAGGTCACCAATGAAGAAGGTTGTAAAAGAAGCCTATGACTACTACCCTACTGATTGGGTTGATAAGTCTATTGCAAGGGGTAATTTGACACCAAAGAAAGTTGATAGAGGGTATTATTCAGACTTCAGGTCAGAGATTGCAATAAGTGGTTGGAGTGAAAATTCATCACTTGAAACTGCACTTCATGAACTTGGACACAGATTTGAAAAAGCAGTTCCTGGGATTAGAGAAGCTGAAAAGTTATTCTATGAAAGAAGAACTGCTGGTGAAGCATTACAATGGCTTGGTGGAAATTATAGTTATTCAGAAAAATCAAGGTTTGATAAATTCTTAAACCCATACATGGGTAAAGATTATGGTGGTAGTGCTTATGAACTTGTTTCCATGGGTTTTGAATATGCTTATACTAATCCAACAAGATTATGGGAAGATGAAGATTTTGCAACATGGATTTATGGAATTTTATCATTATATTAGGGGGGTGATGATGTGACAAAGATAATTGCTAAAGGTAAATATATGCAAGTAGAAAGACAAGCGGAAGTTATACTTGAAGATGGTTTCCCAATAATTGAACTTGATGGTGAGTTTGATGAACAAGTTCAAGATAGGTTCAATCAACTTCTTGAAACATCACCACCAATGGGTGGAACATATCACCCACCAAAGAACAGTATGTTAGCAGCTTACAGTGTACTTGAATCCACTTTCTTTGATGAAGGTTCACCAGTAGCACTTGAAGTTGATGGGGATATTGGTACTATTCCCACTTATGATATTGATGATATAGTTTATTGAAAATTAAGTTTCAAATAATCAAGCATCTTGCAAATTGCAGGGTGCTTTTTTCATGTTCAATTTTAAGGGGTGATTATCATGAAATAGTGATATTTCAAGGGGTACTAATGTATCAAAAACTTTTTTACGTGGCTTACAGGGCATTTTAGAGGGTCATATTTTTGGACTTTCTGAAAAAAGAAGGTGAAAAATTGCTAAAAGTAAAGCAATCTCACTTTGATGGTTCTTTCATTGTTTATGACCCAATGGACTTTAGTAAACATACCCATATTCAGAAAAAGGGGGTTGCTTTTGTTGTAAAAAGAAATGTTGAAAGAAACCTTATTCCTAAAACTAAAAGTGTATGGTTGTTGGAAAGTCATATAAGGGTTTCATCTAATGAGGACTATATTTCAATGGTACAAGCAAAGATTGATTCATTGAAGTGACTAACCGTCTTTTTGGTATTGTAGACGTTAAAGAACAAGACAAATAACATGGACTGAACCATGAAAAAATAATGTATTTGAAAGGTGGATATTAAAGATGAAAAAAGAAGATTTTATTAAGTTAGGATTTAGTGAAGAAGATGCAATAAAAGCAGCTGAAGCTTCACAAGAGGAATTAAAAGGGTTTATACCAAAGGCAAGGTTTGATGAAGTAAATAATGAAAAGAAAAAGCTTGAAACCACTGTTACTGAACGTGATACACAGTTGGAAACTTTGAAGAATGCAACTGGTGATGTTGAAGCTATGAAAGCACAAATTACAACATTACAAGCTGATAATAAGAAAAAAGATGATGAACATGCTGCTGAACTTAAAAAGTTAAAACGTGATGCTATTGATGAAAGTATATTACTTGAATCAAAGGCTAAAAACACAAAAGCAGTTAAGGCACTTCTTGAAAAGATTGATGATTCAGTTGATGAAGATTCATATAAAACATTACGTTCTGAACAAATAAAGAAATTGGTTGAAGCTGAAGATACAAAGTTTCTTTTCAATGTAGAAACCAAACCAGGTAAAGGCTTCAAAGGTGTTAAACCTGGGGAAAAGAAAGATGGAATAGCTGGTGATGATAAACCTGCAACACTTTCTGATGCAATTAGGATGCATTTTGAAGGAAATGAATAATAAAAAAGATAATTTGAAAGGTGGTAATTTTAATGGCGGTTACATTAGCGGAAGCAAAACTTAATGTTCAAGATGACCTTCAGATGGGGGTTATTGATGAATTTGCAAAGTCAAGCTTCTTACTTAACAACTTGACTTTTGATGATTGTGTATCACCAACTGGTGGGGGTGCAACTCTTACTTATGGCTACACAAGACTTATTACACAACCAACTGCGGACTTTAGGGAGATTAACACAGAATACACTAATCATGAAGTTGAAAGACAACGTTACACTGCTGATTTGAAAGTATTCGGTGGAAGCTTCAATATTGATAGGGTTATTGCAAATATGGGTGGTATTGTTGATGAAGTAACACTTCAAATGCAACAGAAAATTAAAGCAGCTGCTGCACTGTTTAATGATACAGTAATTAATGGTGATTCAGCGGTTGATGTAAAGGCATTTGATGGATTGGAAAAAGCATTGACTGGTTCTTCAACTGAATATAACACTACTACTGCAATTGACCTTTCTACTTCAGAATTGGTTACAAATAATTACATGACATTCCTTGATATGCTGGATGAATTCTTATCAGGGCTTGATGGAACACCTTCTTTCATTGGTGGAAACACCAAGCTTATTGCAAAATTAAGAGCAGTTGCAAGAAGGGCTGGTATGTATCAAACTACAAAGAATGACTATGGGCAACAGGTTGAATATTATGGGGTTGTTCCATTTGTTGACTTTGGAGCAAAAGCAGGTTCAAATAATCCTGTAGTTGGTATTGATGGAACTACAGGTGAAACTTCACTTTATGCTGCAAGACTTGGTTTAGATGGTTTCCATGGTATTTCTATGGCAGGGGTAGCACCTGTTCAATCTTGGTTACCTGATTATAAGACAGCTGGGGCAGTTAAGACTGGTGAAGTTGAAATGGTTGCAGCGGTAGCACTTAAAGCAACAAAGGCTGCTGGTGTATTCAGAAAGATTAAAGTTCAATAAGAAAAGGGGTGTGCTTTATGGCAAAGATATATGCACCAAATAAACAATATGTTGGTGTTTCAGCTGGTATATCATTTATGAATGGGGTTGGTGAATGTACTAACCCCTATTTACTTGATTGGTTCAAGTCAAAGGGTTATAAGATTGAAGAAATTGAAGAACCTGAAGATAATAAAGAACCTAAAGATGATATTGAACTTGAAAATATGACTGTTGAAGAATTACAAGTTTATGCTGAAGAAAAAGGTATTGACCTTGGGAAAGCAACAAGTCAGGAAGGAATATTGAAAAAGATTTTAGAAGCTGAAGAATAAAGGATGTGATTAGATGCTTGAAGATGTGAAACAAAGATTATCTTCTTTTGGTTATGAAGTAACTGAAGGTGATACTTGGGTTCTTGGGTTCATCATTCAAAAAGTAGAAAATTACATCAAAAATAATTGCAATGTTGATATTGTTCCTGAAGGATTACATCAAATTGCAGTTGATATGTCAGTGGGTGAATTTCTATTAAGTAAAAAGTCTACAGGGCAACTTACAGGGTTTAATTTGGAAGCAGCAATAAAACAAATTCAGGAAGGTGATACCACTGTTACTTTTGCTTTTGGTGATGGTGACAGTACACCTGAAAAAAGATTGGATTATTTAATTTCATACCTATTGAGTTATGGAAAGGGTAGCTTTGCTTCATACAGGTGTATTAAATGGTAAATCATAAAAAGGCACTTGAATTCTTGTGGAAAGGCACTTGTAATGTAATTGTGAAGGTTGAAAAAACCAATCCAATAAATAAAAGAACTGAATTTGAAGAAGAAACTTTGCATTCCAATCAACCTTGTAAGTTATCCTTTGAAAGTATCACCAGTGCAAATGAAGTTGATAATGTAGCTTCAATATCCCAAGGTGTGAAGTTGTTCCTATCCCCTACTGTTTCAATACCTGCTGGTTCAAAGATTGTAGTTACTCAAAATGGTAAAACAACTGATTATGAAAGAAGTGGTGAACCTGCTATTTATACCAACCATCAAGAAGTTCCTTTGGAATTATTCAAGGGGTGGGCATAATGGCAAAATGGGGAAAATGTGATTTTAGAGAATTAAAAGATTTACAAAAAAGAATGGAACGGATGCAAAGGAAAGATATTGAAGCCTTTTGTGAAGAAGCTGCTAAAGAACTTGCAGCAAGATTATTGGCAAAGGTCATAAGAAGAACCCAACCTGGGGTATATCCTCCAAGCTCAGGTAAAAAGGGTGGTACTTTAAGAAGGGGTTGGACTGCTAAAACTGAAAAAGAAGCAATGACAGGTGGAAACAATGTAAAAGCTGGTGATTATGCAAATTCCTTACCAATTACAAAGAAGGGTAATGTTTATGAAATTGAAATAATAAATCCTGTTCATTATGCTTCATATGTTGAGTATGGGCATAGAACAAGGAATCATAAAGGGTGGGTGCAAGGAAGGTTCTACCTTACAAAGTCAGAAATTGAACTTGATGCACAAGCACCCAAAATACTTGAAAAGAAATTGATGAAATACTTGGGGGAATGTTTGAATGGTGAATAATTTAATAGATGGAATATCAATCAAACTGAACCAAGTGTTTGGTGATGGTAAAAAAATATACAGTGAAACTGTAAAGCAAGGGCTAAAAGAACCTTGCTTTTTTATTGCAGTTCTGAACCCATCACAATCAAAAATGATTGGGGGAAGGTATTTCAGACAACACCCTTTTGATGTTCATTACTTCCCTGCTAATACAGATGGAAAAAATGAAGAAATGCAAAGGGTGGCATCTCAATTATTAGATGGGTTGGAGTATATAACCCTTACAAACGGTGACTTGGTTCGTGGTACAAATATGAATTATGAAGTTGTGGATGGGGTACTTCACTTCTTTGTTCAATACAACATGTATATTAAGAAGATTGAAGTTATTGATGATATGGAAACTTTGACAATGGAAACTGATGTGAAAGGGTGATGATTTTGGCGGTTAAAAATAAAACTGAAGGTTTGAAGAAGGCTGAAAAGATAACCTTCAATAAAAATAAAATTCTTTCAGCGGAAAGGTATCAACATAGGGTTGACCTATTGGGGGTACTTCTAACAGATGGCAAGCAATACAGCTTTGATGAAGTTGATGCTTTGCTTGATAAATTTATGAAGAAAGGTAAGGTGAAATAATATGCCATTAGGTGGTGGGCTTTTCTCAACACAAAACAAGGTGCTTCCTGGTTCATATATTAACTTCATCAGTGCAGCAAGGGCTTCAGCTACTCTTTCTGAAAGAGGATATGCAGCAATACCCATTGAACTTGATTGGGGTGTTGATGGTGAAGTATTTACAGTGGAAGTTGCTGATTTTCAAAAGCAATCCTTAAAACTCTTTGGATATGCATATACCCATGAGAAATTAAAAGGTTTGCGTGATTTGTTCTTAAATATTAGAACAGGTTATTTTTATAAACTCAATACTGGTGGTGTAAAGGCATCCTGTATATATGCAAATGCACTTTATACTGGCATAAGGGGAAATGACTTAAAGATTGTAATTGAACATAATGAAGCACATACTGCTGAGAATCCATTGTTTGATGTGAGTACCTACATTGATACTTTGAAGGTTGATATGCAAACAGTTTCTAAAATGGGTGAATTAGTTCCAAATGATTATGTTGAATTCATTACAACTGCAACTATTGATTTAACTGCTGGAACACCCCTTACTGGTGGTACTAATGGAACAGTTGAAGATGCAACTTATCAAATTTTCTTGGATAAGATTGAAAGCTATAATTTCAATGCTTTAGGTTGTTTATCAACCAATGAAACAATCAAAGGTTTATTTGCAAACTTCACAAAAAGAATGCGTGATGATGTTGGACTTAAATTCAAGTGTGTTCTTCACAAGTATACTCTACCTGATTATGAAGGTGTTATTTCAGTAGAAAACAAAGTTCTTGATGAAGGTGTGGATGAATCTTCTTTAGTATTTTGGGAAACTGGTGCTGAAGCTGGATGTGAAGTAAATAAAAGTAATACCAATAAAGTTTATGATGGTGAATTTATTATTGATGTTGATTATACACAAAGTCAACTTGAAGCTGGAATTAGGGCTGGTAAGTTCATGTTCCATCAAGTAAATAATCAAGTAAGAGTTCTTGAAGATATTAATACCTTTGTAAGTGTAACAGATGAAAAATCATCTGATTTTAGCAGTAACCAAACCATCAGGGTACTTGACCAAATAGCAAATGATATTGCTAATTTGTTTAATACAAAATATCTTGGAAAAGTTCCAAATGATGCATCAGGAAGAATTTCACTTTGGAATGACATTGTAAAACATCATCAGGAACTTGAATCCATTAGGGCAATTGAAAACTTTGAACCTGATACATTGACAGTTGAACAAGGTGATACTAAAAAGGCAGTATTGGTTCAAGATTATGTGACACCAATAAATGCAATGGCACAACTGTATATGACAGTTGTTGTTCAGTAAGAAAGGGGTGCAATGAATGAATAATAACATTATGAATGCTAAAGATGCGGTTAGTGCTTCCCTTGCTGAATGTTTTGTCACTATTGAAGGTAATAGGTATAACTTCATGCAAGCCATTAATTTGGAAGCAAACTTTGAGAAAACAAAGACACAAGTACCCATCCTTGGTAAGACTGGTAAGGGTAATAAATCAACTGGTTGGAGTGGTTCAGGTAATGCTACATTCTACTACAACACAACTATTTTCAGAGAACTTCTTTACAGGTACAAGAATACTGGTGAAGATATTTATTTTGATATTCAAGTTACCAATGAAGACCCTACTTCAAGTGTAGGAAGGCAAACAGTAATTCTTAAAAATTGTAACCTTGATGGTGGAACACTTACAAAATTTGATGCTGATGCAGAATACTTGGATGAAACAATTGACTTTACTTTTGAGGATTTTGAAGTTCCTGAAAAGTTTAAGTCATTATCAGGAATATAATTAAAGGAGTGGTAAAATAAATGGGTAATTTATCAGGGTTTTTAAGTCAAAATGCAGTAAAGATTGATAATATAAGTTATGTTGTTTCCAAAAGGTTTCTTGATGAAAATGGGAAACCAATTCCTTGGGAGATTGAATGTATTACATCAACTGAAGATGAAGCTTTAAGAAAAGCTTGTACTAAACGTGTTCCTGTACCTGGGAAAAGAAATCAATACACCCAAGAAACAGATTATAATTTGTATCTTGGAAAGTTGGCTGCAAGATGTACTGCTTTTCCAAATTTGGATGATGCTGAACTTCAAAACAGTTATGGTGTAATGGGTGCAGATGCATTACTGAAAACTATGTTGACACCTGGGGAATATTCAGATTATCTGATGAAAATTCAGGAAGTGAATGGTTTTGAAGTAAGCTTTGAAGAATCGGTTGATGAAGCAAAAAACTAATACGTGAAGGTGATTTTGAAAGTAATATTGCTTATTATTGCCTTCACAAATTTAATATGATACCATCTGAATTTTTGAAACTTGAAAGAAATGAAAGGGCATTTATTGTTGCTGCGATTGAAATAAAGATGGAACAGGATAAGAAAGAAGAAAAGAAAATAAAGAAAATAAAGAAACCAAGAAGGAAAAGATGACAGGATGGTCAGTAATTATGAACATCCTGTTTTTTCTTTGAAAGGCAGGTGAAAGCATGGCTACAATCAGAACATCAATCCAAATTACAGATGGAATGACACCTGGGTTGAAAGCAATGACCAATGCATTGAATATGACAGTATCAAGTTTTGAAGCACTTCAAACCGCTTCAGGTAATGCAATTGATTCATCAAGTATTCAAGCAGCAAGGGCAGAATTAAACAAGGCTGAAATGGCATTTGATGAAATTGAACAAGAGATTAAACAAGCCAATGAAGCACAACAACAGTTCAATAATAATGTTCAGAATGGACAAGGTGCAGCTAATGGATTATTGAACAAAATAAAAAACATAGCGGTAACAATGGGAGCTGCTTTCAGTGTAAAAAAGGTTATTGATTTATCAGATGAAATGACCCAAACAACAGCAAGGCTTGATATGATGAATGATGGACTTCAAACCACAGGACAACTTCAGGATATGATATTTCAATCAGCACAAAGGTCAAGGGGTGCATATCAATCAACAGCTGATGCAGTTGCTAAAATGGGGATATTAGCAAAGGATGCTTTTAGTTCCAATAAGGAAGCAATAGCTTTTGCTGAACAGTTAAATAAACAGTTCACTATATCAGGAACAAGTGCAATGGGGATTGATGCAGCAATGTTACAATTAACACAGGCAATGGGGCAAGGTGTGTTAAGGGGTGAAGAATTAAACAGTGTATTTGAACAAGCACCAACCATAATACAATCAATAGCTGATTACTTGGATATTCCAATTGGTCAAGTAAGGGACATTGCACAGGAAGGAAAAATTACAGCGGATATTGTTAAAAATGCAATGTTTGCTGCTGCTGATGAAACCAATGCAAAATTTGAACAGATGCCAATGACATTTTCACAAGTTGGAACAATACTTAGTAATACCCTACTTCAAACCTTTGAACCAGTTATTCAAGGGATAGGTAGAGGGGCACAGTTAATATATGACAATTGGTCAACTCTTGAACCTATATTTTGGGGTTTAGCTGCTGGGGTTGGTGCTTATGCTGCAATTATGGCAGTATCAAATGCGGTTACATGGCTTAGTGTTGCAGCAAATAGGGCATTGATTACAACATTACTTTCTAATCCAGCTTTATGGATTGCCCTTACAATTGGTGTTTTGATTGGAATGATATATAAATGGGTTCAATCAGTTGGTGGGCTTGAAATAGCTTGGAAGATTGCAATGAATGGGATTATGACAACTTGGGATTGGGTTCAAATAGGATTCTTTACAGGTGTTTATTGGGTACTTGATTTATGGAATAAGCTTCAGCTTAAAGCAACGACAGCAAGTGTTGGAATTCAAAACTCTATGGGTGATATGAAAGCTGGGGTTCTTAATATCCTTCAGAATATGGTCAATGGTGCAATAGGTATCATCAATGACTTTATAAACATCCTGAATAAGATACCTGGGGTTTCAATTGAAGCAGTTCAAGGGGTTACCTTTGGAACAACAGCACAGCTTAAAAATGATGCTGTTAAAATAGCAAGGCAGAATGAATTGAAAGATTATAGAACCCAAATTGAAGCTGGTATGGCTGAAAGGGATGCTTCACTTGAACAAATGAAAGTTGATGCAAGAAGTGCAACTTCACAAAGACAGAATGAAATAAGTGCAATGCAAGCAGCACAAGCAGCACAAGCAGCTAAAGCAGCACAGGATAATGACTTTTCATCCATCTATAATAATGCTGATTCAATGGGGCATATAGCAGATACTGCTGGTAATACTGCAAAGATGGCAGATACAATGGATGCTTCGGAAGAAGATTTGAAATATCTTCGTGATTTGGCAGAGCAAGAAGCAATAAACAGATTTACTACTGCTGAAATTACTATTGAACAAAATAATGAAAATCATATAAGTTCTAATATGGATTTAGATGGTGTAGTTGATTATCTTGGTGAAGGTGTTTATGAAGCAATGGAAATAGCAGCGGAAGGTGGTGTATAAGTAATGGCATATAGTTTTTATTTAGATGGTGTGTTGTTACCAATTGCACCATCTAAACTGCAAACAAAGATAAAGAACCAAAATAAAACCATAAACTTAATAAATGATGGTGAAGTTAATATATTAAAATCAGCTGGATTAACTGAAATTACTTTTGAAGTATTGATACCCCAAGTAAAATATCCTTTTGCAGTATACCCAAATGGATTTAAGAAAGCTGATTTTTTTCTTAATAAATTTGAAAAATTAAAAACAAGTGAAGAAGCTTTTCAATTCATTTGTTCAAGAGTTACCCCTTCAGGTAGATTGTTGTTTGATACAAATATGAAGGTTAGCTTGGAAGATTATAAAATTGATGAAGATGCTAAAGAAGGATTTGATTTGAAGGTTACCATAAGACTTAAACAATATAGGGATTATGGAACAAAAACAGTCAATGTAACAATTAAGCAATCAAAACCTGTTGCAACTGTTTCCAAACCAAGACCTGCTGAATCAGCACCAAAACCAAAAACTTATAAAGTTGTTCGTGGTGATTGTTTATGGAATATAGCAAAGAAGCATCTTGGGAAGGGTTCAAGATATACTGAAATATACAACTTGAATAAGGATAAAATTAATAATCCAAATTTAATTTATCCTGGGCAAGTTCTAACATTACCAAATTAAAGGGGGGTTGAACTTATTGAACAATATTGAACTTTTAATTCAAAATGGAAATACAGTTTATTCCCCTGTTGTGGAAGAAGGTATTACTTGGGAACTTGCAAGGCAAGGTATACCAGGGAAACTTAATTTTACAGTTGTGAAAGATGGACTTCTAAACTTTCAAGAGGGTAATGCAGTTAGGATGAAAGTTAATGGTCAAAATGTTTTTTATGGTTTTATATTCACTAAAGGTAGAGATAAAGGAAATACCATAAGGGTTACTGCTTATGACCAATTGAGATACTTCAAGAATAAAGATACTTATATCTATTCAAATAAAACTGCAAGTGAAGTAATTCAAATGTTGGCAGGAGATTTTAACCTTCAAACTGGAACATTAGAAAGCACTGGTTTCAAGATAGCTTCAAGGGTTGAGGATAACCAAACATTATTCAATATAGTTCAAAATGCTTTGGATTTAACCCTTCAAAATACTAAAAAAATGTATGTTCTTTATGATGACTTTGGTAAATTAACTTTGAAGAATGTTGAAAATATGAAACTGAACATATTGATTGATGAAGAAACTGGTGAAAACTATGACTATAATTCCACAATTGATGGTGAAACCTACAACAAAATAAAGTTATCGTATGAAAATGAAACTACTGGTAAAAGGGAAATTTACATTGCCCAAGATTCAAGTAATATGAATGCATGGGGAACATTGCAGTATTTTGATACTATTGATGAAAAGGTAAATGGTAAAGCAAAAGTTAATGCTTTACTTTCTTTATATAATAAAAAGACAAGAAAATTAGAAATAAAAGATGCAATTGGTGATGTTCGTGTTCGTGCTGGTTCAGTGGTTGTTGTGATGTTGAACCTTGGTGATGTGGTAATAAGAAACTTTATGATGGTTGAGAAGGTAAAACATACCTTTAATGAAAACCATCATACTATGAATTTGGCATTAAGAGGGGGTGAATTCATTGTATGATAGGCATGATATTTACAAGGCTATGGGCAGGATTGCACTTGATGCAATGAACAATTCCATGCCTTCATCAATATTCTTTGGAACTGTAGTAAATGCTTCCCCACTTAAAATAAACATTGAACAGAAAATGACATTGGATTCATCCCATTTAGTGCTTACCAGCTTGGTAAGCACTTTTAATGTTGATATGTCAATGGAGCATAGAACAGAAAATACAAGTGGTGGTTCAGGTGATGCATCTTTTGAATCCCACAATCATGAGTATAAAGGTAAAAAGCAATTTACAGTTCATCTTGGACTTACTAAAGGTGAAAAGGTGATTTTGTTAAGGGTTCAGGGTGGACAAAAATATATTGTATTGGATAGGGTGAGGTGATGAAGAATGATTCCTGTTGTAAATGATGGATTAGTGAATGATTTTGAATATGAAGAACTTCCAACAAAGACATTCAAATTAAATATATCATCAAATACTATAACAGGCTTTACAGATGAAATTGAAGCAATGAAGCAAGCTATTTATTTGATTTTGAATATAGAAAGATATGAATATCTTATTTACAGTTGGGATTATGGGATTGAACTTCAGGATTTATTTGGACAACCAACATCCTTTGTACTTCCTGAACTGAAAAGAAGAATTACTGAAGCTTTACTTCAGGATTCAAGAGTTGATTCAGTTGATGATTTTACTTTTGATGTAGTTAAGAGTAAAGTTCATGCAAAATTTACAGTAAGAACTATTTATGGTGATTTTGAAGCAGAAAGGGCGGTGAACATATAGATGTATGAAAATATCACTTATGAAGTAATTTTACAAAGAATGATTGATAAGGTTATTGAGGGAAACCCCCATGTTGATACAAGGGAAGGTTCAATTGTTTATAATGCACTTGCCCCTGCTGCGGTAGAACTTCAAAATATGTATATTGAATTTGATTGGATGCTTAATCAATCATTTGCTGATACTGCTTCAAGGGAATACCTAATCAAAAGAGCAGCGGAAAGAGGAATTGAACCTGAAAAAGCAACAAATGCAATATTGGAAGGTGTATTTGATGCTGATATTCCATTCGGTTCAAGGTTTTCACTTGATAAGTTGAACTATGTTGTAACTGATTTTATCAGTATAGATGAAAATCAAGAAATAAGAACCTATGAATTGATGTGTGAAACAGTTGGTGAAGTTGGAAATCAACAGTTTGGAACGTTAATTCCAATTGATTATATTGATGGTTTAACTACTGCTGAATTAACAAGTGTTTTAATTCCTGGGGAAGATGAAGAAGCAACTGAAGTATTAAGAAAAAGATACTTTAATTCTTTTGAAACTAATCCTTATGGTGGTAACAAACAAGATTATATTCAAAAGACCAATGCCATTGCTGGTGTTGGTTCAACTAAAGTTACCCCAACATGGAAGGGTGGCGGTACAGTTAAGGTTACAATTTTAGATGCTGAATTCAATAAGGCATCCACTACCCTAATCAATACAGTTCAAACTATACTTGACCCTGTATCTAATCAAGGTGAAGGTTTGGGTGTAGCACCAATTGGACATGTTGTCACTGTAGATACTGCAACTGAAGTTGTGGTTAATGTGGCATCAACGATTACTTTTGATACTGGTTACAATTGGGATAATATAAAGAATGAAGCAATTGCATTAATTAATGATTACTTGCTTGAAATTAGAAAGGATTGGATGAACCAAACCATAAGTTATGTGAGAATAGCACAAATTGAAAGAAAACTTCTTTCAATTACTGGTGTTGTTGATATTACAGGAACTACAATCAACAGTTTAGCTGAAAACCTTGAACTTAATGAATATCAAATACCAATCCTTGGGGGTGTTACTGTATGAGAAAGGCTGATTTAATATCATACCTACCCCCTATTATTCGTGATGTGAGAGAACTTAAAGCAATAACAGATGCTGAAAATCCTGAATTTAGATCGGTGTTTGGTACATCTGAACAAGTGTTGAAAAATCAATTTATACATGATTGTGATATTGATGGTATTTCAAGGTATGAGTCAATACTTGGAATTAAACCAACTTCAGATGATACTTTGGAATCAAGAGTTCTCAGGGTTTCATCAAGATGGAATGACAAAATACCATATACATGGAAATCTTTTCTTGAAAGATTGGATGCATTATGTGGCAAAGGTAACTACACCATTGGTTTGGAAAACTGGATATATACCATCAACCTTAAAACTCATATGGGGGTATATGGCGGGCTTGAAGAAATATATAATTTATTGGATGAAATCATTCCTTGTAATATGGTTGTTAATTTGAGTAATGATTTAATTCATGAAAATGAAACTGATACATTTATAGGAAGTGCATTGGTGTGTGGTTCACATTATATTCTTACTGAAAACATTGATGTAAAGTATGGTATTTCATCCAATGCAAATGTTGGTTCAATAGTGGTTGATGGAACTTCTTATACATTAAAAAGTTTATAATTAGAAAGGTGGTAAATTAAATGCCAAGTTTTAAGAATACTGTTATAACTGATAAGGGGCGTTCCCTTATGGCAAAGATTGTGGCAGGAACTGCGACACCACAATTTACAAAAATCAGAACATCTGATTATCAATATCCTGAAGCAACAAATTTTGAAAGTTTAACTTCAATGAATAACATTAAACAAGAAGTTGATGTTGCAAGTGTTACAAAGTTAAATGTTTCAACAGTGAATGTCAGTGGAGCAATTACCAACATAGGACTTGCTTCAGGATATTATGTAAGAAACATTGGACTGTATGCACTTGACCCAATAGAAGGTGAAATACTATACTCAATCACCCCTGCAATTATAGCTGATTGGATGCCCCCAACTGGTGGAAGTGCAATATCAAGTATTATGGTTGACCTTGAAACTACTGTTTCAAATTCTGATAATGTTAGTTTGACAGTTAATCCAAATGCTACTGCTACAGTTAAAATGATAAATGATATTAAAACTGAACTTGCTGATGTGAAGGGTTTTGTTGGATATACTGAAGATGATATTTATGGGGTTGAAGTGGACTTTGTAAATAGGAAATTCACAAGGCTTGCAGGTGCAGTTAATAGAACACCAGGTGCAGGGTTTGATGATGTAAAAGCATTTGGTGGAAGGAAAAGGTGTAATTTAACTGATGGTGGAAAAGTTATTGCATATTATGGTGATGCTGGTTATTCAGAAACAGGTGCTTTAACACAGGCAATTACTATTGGTGAAGGTGAAGCAGCAATTACTTACCCAATTGGTGAAAAGGTTCAGGTGATGGTTGAACAACCAAAATTTTATTATAAGGTCATACCATTAAAACTTGAAAAAGTTCAGGATGGTAAAGGCTTCCATATGAGAAAAGCAAGGTATTATGTATCTGATACTAAAAAAGATGGATTCAAGCTTCATCCTGCATTCATTCATAATGGAAAAGAAAAGAACTTCATATATCTTTCAGCTTATGAAGGTTCAGTATTTGATGTTTCAGCAGGTCAATATATCTTGAATGATGCACAAACAACTGATTTTACTGCTGGTTCAGGTGATAAGATGGTATCCATTTTGGGTGCAAAACCTGCAAGTGGATTGACCCAAGGATTAACAAGAAATGGTTCAAGAATTATTGCACAAAATCGTGGTAAGGGTTGGTTTCAATCTTATGCAGCTACAGTTGCAGCATCCCAATTATTATTCTTAATTGAGTATGCTTCTTTCAACACTCAAACTGCAATTGGTAGGGGTAATGTTGATAAAACTGATGATGGTTCAACATCTATGACAGAAATCACAGGTGCAACAACCAATCTTGGAAATAAATCAGGTTCAGTTACTAATGTAAATGGTATCAACATTATTTCATATCGTGGTGAAGAAAACTTTTGGGGTAACATTTGGAAATGGGTTGATGGATTAAACATTGAAGCAAAAGGACTTAATAACCTATATGTTTCAGATAATGGATTTGCTGATGATATTGGAACATCACCATATAAAGATGCTGGAATAGCACTTGCAAAAGCAAATGGATATGTTTCAGCTTTTGCTTACAATGAAGAATTTGATTGGTTATTCTTTGCAAGTGAAACTGCTGGTGATAGTGCATTACCTGTTGGCGATAACTTTCACCAAAACAATACTTACAATGGTTGGTTTACTGCCTTCTTGGGCGGTGAATGGCGTTACGGTTCTGATGCTGGTGGTTTCTGTTGGTTTGTGAATGGTACGTCGTCTATTTGTGATCGTTATCGTGGCGGTCGCTTGGTGTATGTACCTAATGTAGCATAGTTTAAATATGGGCAATCATGAATGCTGATTCGATGACAATACAAAAGAAATTTAAGTTGGTTAACTACCATCTTGAGCAGTAGATGGAATAACAGTTCTAATACTGGTAGTTTCTATTGGAATGTGAATAATACTTCGTCTAATCGTAATCGTAATCATGGCAGTCACTTAGTAAATGCACAAAAACAAATGTGAATCATGATTGCCCTGCCTCTTGGCAAAACATAAAAAATTACATTTAACTGCATTGGTAAACTTTGAAAGTTAATTTTCAATAGTTGAAGGTTCGGTATCAAATGTGCATACAGAGGGTGGGCATCATATGAAAAGACATAGACATCCACTCAATAACCCAAATTGCACATTATGGGAAGCAATATGTGACATGGACAACTTAAAGCTTGCACATGAAAATGCAAAGAAGGGCAAAGGGTGGTATAAAGAAGTTATAATGGTTGATTCCAACCCTGAATATTATTTGAACTTACTTCAAGAAATGTTAATTGATAAAACATATAGAACATCAGAATATGAAATGTTCATTAAAAAGGATAGTGGAAAAGAAAGAACAATATACAAATTACCTTATTTTCCTGATAGGATTTGTCAATGGGCAATCATGCAAGTTATTGAACCCATCCTGATAAACAATTTCACAAAAGATACTTATTCAGCAATACCAGGGAGAGGAGTTCATCCTATTGTAAAGCAGTTAAGAGGTTATCATAAAAAGATTAATAAGAATGAACATGTATATGTTCCAAGTATCTTTATGAATGACCCACAGGGAACACAATATACTTTGAAACTGGATGTTCAAAAGTATTATCCAAGTATTGACCATGAAATATTAAAATCAAAGTATAGAAGGTTATTCAAAGATAAAGACCTTCTTTGGCTACTTGATGAAATAATTGATAGTGCTTCAACAATTGAAGATATAAGTGATATTATTTTGTTGGAAGAAGATGTTGATGAAGTTGGAATCCCAATTGGTAATTATCTTTCACAATATAGTGGAAACCTATATCTTTCTTCCTTTGACCATTGGATTAAAGAAGTCAAAGGTGTTAAGTATTATTTTAGATACATGGATGATGTAACAATCTTTGGGAAATCCAAGGAAGAACTACATCAATTGAAAAAAGAAATAGAAGAATATTTTACTAATAAATTGAACCTAACGATTAAACATGATTGGCAAGTATTCCCCACTTTCATCAGGGGTGTTGATTTTGTTGGATATAGGTTCTTTTTTAATTACACATTATTGAGAAAATCCACTTGTAAGAACTTCAAAAGAAAAATGTTGAATTTGATAAAGAAAACTTCAAGTGGAAAGGAACTTAATTATTCTGAATGGTGTTCAATCAATTCCTATAAGGGGTGGTTAAAGTGGTGCGATAGTTACAGATTAAGTGAAAAGTATATAACACCAATTCAACCATATGCAGATGATTATTATGAAACTAAAATTAAAACGAAAGGTGGCAAGAAAGATGGTCAATCATGGAACGGTAAGAAGCACTGTAAAACCAAAAGAACTTGTGGTTGATGAATTCAGTGTTTGGGTTCACAGAAATATCACTGAAATAAGTGAAAATGTTGGTGAAGAAAATGAATTCGTTGGTTATCAATATGATTGTGTTCAATATGAAAAAGATGAATACATCAAGAAACTATCGGAAGAA